AGGCGACTCCGTGAAGACGAAGTAACTAACGTATCCGAAAGCACGTACAGCAAGATGGTAGGTGACTTTGTAAACGATGCTAAAAAACTTGTGGAAAACGCTTGGGACTGGTCTGCACTACGTACAACGCTTACGATTACCACGGCTGCCGATGACTACACGTACTCACTGACAGGTAGCGGCAATCAAGGTAGAGTATTTAGAATTATCAACGACACGTCAAACTGTGAGCTACAGTACCAAACACAAGCGTGGTTTGACAATGAGTTCTTTGTTAACAACCCTGTGTCGGGTGCTCCTAAGTACTTTACGTACAACGGCGTAGACGGAAGTGGCGACACTCAGATTGACGTGTACCCTAAGCCTGACGGTGTTTACTCTTTGAAAGCTAAAGTTGTGTTGCGTAACGTAGACTTGAGTGCAGACTCAGACACACTGGCTATCCCAAACCAACCTGTGATTCACATGGCGGTAGCTTTGTTGTCTCGTGAGCGTGGTGAAACAGGCGGTACATCTACTGCTGAGTACTTTGCTTTGGCTGATAAGTATCTGTCTGATGCTATTGACTTAGACGCACAGAAGCACCCTGAAGAAACTATCTTTTACACTCCCTAGGAATTACTATGGCACAGCCTCTAAAAAGCATTAACTTGGTTGCTCCTGCGTTTCAAGGGATCAACACAGAAGACTCTCCTCTAGCACAGGACACGTCTTTTGCTGAAATTGCAGACAACGCAATTATTGATCGACAGGGCCGATTGGCTTCCCGTCAGGGTAACAGCGTCATTACTACTACCAAGACTGTGTTGGGCACAGACTACATCCACAACACCCATGAGTTTTACGACAGTGCTGGTAACGAGGTTATATTTAGCACTGGTAACAACAAGATAATGACTGGCACTACTACGTTAGTAGATGCTACACCTGCGTCATACACCATTACGGCTAACGATTGGAAGATAGTCAACTTTAATGACCATGCGTATTTCTTTCAGCGTGGCTATGAGCCGCTGGTTTATAGTGACACCTTGGGTGCAGTAACCAAGATGACTGCTGTACCGGGGTCATCAGTTACGTCTAATCAGTACTGCCATGAAGTGATTGCTGGATTTGGTCGGTTGTGGGTAGTAGGTACGTCAAGCAACGACACTACTGTTTACTGGTCGGATCTTTTAGATGGCGATGACTTTACTGGCGGCTCTAGTGGCTCTATCGACGTATCCAAGGCGTGGCCTGATGGGGCTGACAAGGTAGTGGCTTTAGCGGCTCACAACGGCTTTCTGTTAATATTTGGCGAACACAGCATACTGGTGTACGCTAACCCTGAAACACCGGCTTCTATGGCTCTCTCAGACACCGTAGCAGGTGTTGGGTGTATAGACCGTAAGACAGTGCAGAGTATTGGTACTGATCTGTTGTTCCTAAGTGACGACGGCCTACGCAGTTTTGGTAGAGTACTGCAAGAAAAGTCTTTACCGCTGTCAGACGCAAGCCGTAACGTAAAACAAGATTTAATTAGTAAGTTAGTTTCTAAAACAAGCCCTGCTACATCTGTGTACAGTCCTGAGAACTATTTTTACTTATTGGGCTTGCCTGATAGCAATCTAATTTACTGCTTTGATCTTAGGGGTCGTCTTGAAAACGGCTCATTCCGCGTAACTAAGTGGCCTAGTGTTAACTTTAAGAGTTTTGCTAGGAATCGCAATGGTGATATATACATAGGAACTGTAGACGGCATAGGTAAATACGAAGGTTACGATGACAACAGTTCTTCGTACATCTTTCGGTACTCTAGCCCCGGCCTTACGTTTGGCGATCCGTCAAAGATCAAGATTCTCAAAAAGATAAGACCTACAATTATTGGCGGTAACAACGCAGACATCATTCTTAGCTGGACGTATGACTTTGCGGTTCAAGCTAATACGTCACGGTTTAGGGTGGGTACATCAACGCCGGGATTTTATGGTGAGTCAGAATATACGGAAGTTGAATTTACACTGGGCGACTTAATTAGCCGCAAGTCTTTAAACTGTACAGGGAACGGCTCTGTTATTTCTGTAGGCTTACAAACAGAAGTAAACGGAAGTTCTATATCTTTACAGGAAATGAACGTATTAGCCTTAATAGGTAAAACAGTATGATAAATCAAAACAGAGGGATTAAGTAATGGGTATTTTAAGCGATCTATTAGGAGGGGTTGCAGAGGACCTGTACCGTGACATCCCTCAAGAAGTCAAATCACTGTATACGACACCGTTGACACAACTTACGGCTCCTGATATAAGTTTTCAGCCGTTTACTGTCACGGGCCCAACAGGGTCAGCAATTCAAGCGTCTGCTACAGGCACTACGTTTGGTTTAAGCCCTGCTGAACAGGCACTTCAGGAAAGCCTGTTAGCTAGCTCCGGACAAATGTTTGAGCAATCTATGTTGCCTACAGCGGAACGTGAAGCGGCTATTTACGACAGAATTAGAGCTACTCAGTTGCCAGAAGAAGAACGTCAACGTTTGGGACTAGAAGAGCGATTGGCAAGCCAAGGACGTTTAGGCGTTCAGAGTGCTATGTTTGGTGGTACGCCAGAGCAACTAGCGTTAGCTAAAGCTCAAGAAGAAGCACAAAACCAAGCAGCTATTATGGCTATGCAACAAGCAGCACAAGAACAGCAACAACAGGCTGCTATGGGCGGTCAGTTCTTGCAACAAGCGTACACGCCTCAGGCTGCAATGTTGTCAGCGTTCTCGCCTGCCCTTAACGTAGCAAGCATGACTGACGTAGCTAGACGACAAATGGGTGAGTACGATTTGGAGACGCAGATTGCTAACTTGGAAGGTGCTCTTGGTCAACGCACAGGCTTAGGCAGCTTGTACACAGGTATGTTTGGCGGAGCAGGTAACTTAATTGGTGGTCTTGCAGGCGCTGCTGGAGACATTTTAGGCGGCTATCTTAGCAGACCAGAAACTTAAAGGACAACATCATGGCTATTAGAAGAATATCAAACATAGGTGGTATGTTGACTCAGGCTGGACAACAGCAAGCCCAGATGTTGGGACAAGGGGTTGGCGCTGTAGGTGCTGGTGTAGGAGCAGGCTTGACTTCTCTTGGTCAAGGTGTTCTTACGGGCATACGACAGAGGGAAGTTCAACAGGCTCTGGCTGAGTTTGGTAACAACCCAGCTAAACTAGACGAGCTTGCGGCTCAGTACGCAGCACGAGGAGAAACTGAAGTAGCAAACGCTTTTACTGCTGCTTCTAAGAACGCAAGACTGGCGTCTACTCAGCAAGCGTTACAAGGGTTAGACATGACAGACCCTACTTCTGTTTTGCAGACAGGTCGAACAATAATGTCACAAGACATGGAAGCAGGTTTGGGCCTAATTACCAAAGGCGCTGAGATGACACAAGCTAGAAACACTGGTCAAAGAATGGCTAAAAACCTTACGTCTATGTACGGAGCAGAAAACAAAGCAGCCGCTGCCCTCGCTGCAGAGTTAAAAAACGTAACTACTTCAGGAGCACTCGATGCGCTTAGGCAACCTTACATTGAGCAAATGACTGCTAGGTTGCCTAAAACAGGCCGCAATGCTAGGTTCCAAATAGCATCTGGTGTAGTTCCTAATCTTACACAAGCTAAATTTGAGGAGCTTGATTTAGCTAATTTTTCTGAAGAAGGGTTTACCCAATGGGCCGCAGGCCAAGAAGGAGGCGAAATTGCCGCTTGGCAGTACAAAGATGCAGACAATAACTTGGACATCAAAGCGTTTAGAACAGGAAACGGTTTAGTATACGTAGACGGTCAGTGGGTAACTCCTGAAGACGCTGGGTTAATTCAAGAAGCCCCAGAGAGTCAGGTAATCTCACAAGCGGCTTCTAGTTTTGAAGACGAAATTATTAAGAAGAACGCTGAAAACTTTTTTGATCTGCATCAACAAGCTAAAGAATCTTCATCGGCTCTCGCTGGTCTAGATGAAGTCATCGGCATGATTGACAGAATGCCTACAGGAGCTTTTGCAGACACTAAAGCTGACTTAATTAGGTACTTTAAACAAATTGGTTTGGATTTAGAACCTGAGTTTGGAAACATCGAAGATTACCAACAATTTGAAGCTGCTGCCGGTAGACGAGTGGCTAGTTACATTAAGACACTGGGTTCAGGCAACGGTATTACCGACAAAGACTTGGAGTTTACTCTGAAGGTCGTAGGTGCGTCTGCTGCGCTAGAACCGGGGTCTTTGAAGCGTATATTGCAGGAGTTCCAAGCAGGTAATATTAAGAAGATTAAAGACTACAACGACATCAGAACTAAAACAGCTACCGCTTTAGACAAGCGTAGCACAGGAAGCTCTGAGCTTAGTATGAGTTCTTTCCAGCTTATTCCTTTGCCCTCTACTGGTGGGTTCGTAATTGGTCCGCCAGTTCCAGTCGAAGAGTAATAAACAATGCCTACAAAAAATGTACCAGTAACAGATAAATCTACGGGTAGAACTTACAACGTTCCTGTGACTCACCCTGAAGGCGCTACTGATGAGCAGATTCAAGAACAAGCTAGAAAGTTTGTACAGGCAGGTGGACTGAGGGATTACGAAAATAGGGTAAACCCTCCTTTAACTCCTAGACCGCCTCCTGCAAACTACGGTGAGCGGATGATGCGTGAGTACGCTGAGACGGACTTTAGACAGCCTTTTGAGCAGTTTGATCCTGAAGTAGCCAGACGTACTGAGAGGTATCAAACGGCTACACAGGAGCTTACAGGAGCAGAAGATCCAGAAACCAGAAGGTTACGCATGGGTGGCGCTGGTCGCCTTATGGAAGCTGCAATACCTGTAAGCCAAGCTGCTCGTGCTGCTGGTGAAACAGTAGTATCTGCTGTAAAGCCTCTAATACCTCTATCGGTACGTAACTTTTTTGGCGCTGGTTTTGATATGTTAATGGAAAACGAAGTTACTCGACAAGGCATACAGTTTTTAGCCAACAGCGAAAAAGATTTTTACAAGTGGGCTTCAAGTAACCCACGAGAAGCCGAAGCACTACAGAACGCAGTACGAGAAACAATAGGTACTCAGTTTGATATAGGGGCTGCTTTTTCTCCTCGTCCTGACTTAATAAATTTAGATAGACAACTTGCAGCAGCAAACAGAGCTAAAGTAGCGGCTAATCAAGCTAAGATAAACAAAAGAGATCAAGCCACGTCTAATATGCTGACTCCTATTAAATTGTCTACAAGAGATAAAACAGAAAAAAGTACGTTTGGTACTGAGGTTTGGGTTCCTGACGAGTTTGGTAACTCACAAATACAAGCATTAGAAAACATAAAGGATTTTAACCCTTTTGGTAGTTATTACGATGCTATGCGAGCTACTCAGCGTCACGTAGATTCTCAAAAAAAGAGGCTGGATTCTTTAATAGAAAGGAACAACACAACTATCGAAATGGATTTTGTAAATCAAAAGTTGTTTGATAGATTACAAGAGTTTAAACAATCTGACGTATACATGAGTATGCCGAAGCAAGCCCGTAAATATTGGGACAACGCTATAGCATCAGCACAACAAATATTTTCTACCGAAAGTAATGATCTAGTTGGCGTGTTAAACGCAAGAAGACGCTTTGACAAAAGTAGAGAAGATTTAGGAATGAGTAATGATGCAGAAGTAGCTAATGCACAAGCTATGGCAAATAAAGCGGTTAGGGGCGCTTTTAATGATGTACTCAAAGCTGCGACAGAAGGTACTCAAGTACACGACTTGTTAGACGATCAATTTAGAGTTTTGACAGCAATGGACGTGTTAAATTTCAAAAGAAACCAAGAAGCTGTAGGGGTAATTAACAGGACTTTAGACGCTATATCTAACCACACTGGAGGACTAGGCAGAGTAAGTACAAGTATTATCGGACTTGCAGCCACAGGTGCTACTATTATGAATCCGATGGTTGGTGGTGCTATACTTGCCGCTGGCGGTGGTGGATACGTTGCGCTTCAGGTGCAGCGATACGGTCAAGCGGCTGTTGTTAAGGCTTACGGAGAAGCCTTGGGTCTGCTCAATAAATCTATACGCAGCATCAGCGACCCTACTAAAGTAGAAGCGCTTGAGCTAGATCGTTTAGTGTTGATAGACATGATGAATGAAGCTAGAGCGTACGAGGAGCCGTCTGAAGATGAGTAATGATTTCTACGCACAACGCAAGAGAATGCGGTCAGCCGCTAGACAGACTGAGCAACAATACAGTCAGGCAGCTACGGCTCCTATTCAGCAAGGGTTTCAAACGTTAGCCTCTAACATTTCTCAAGACTTCAGCAGAGGTATGAGCAAGATACCCAGAGGCGTCGAGCAAGGCATGACGGGACGTTCTAAAATGCGCTCTGGCAACGCTGTAGACGGCTTAGGTGACTTTGCAACAGGGGTTACAGATGTGGCTGGAGGACTAGCTGGTATGGTCTTGTCTCCTGCTACTGGTTTGTTTGAAAGCGTAGCGCCCAACTTAGGCGTAACTGAAGCTCTAATGAACACGTCTGCTGGACAAAAAGCAATGCAGCTTGCTGAAGAGTACCCTAGAACTGCTAGAAGCATTGGTAATCTACTTGATGTAGCCAGCGTGACTCCTGTGGCTGGAATGGGAGCACGAACGCTTAACGCTGTGGCCGACAACACGTACACAAAGGTGGGCGGTTTTTACGACAGTCCTGATCGGCTAAGTAAAGGTTTTGCTGCAGTAAGAGCGGCTCTGCCGGCGTCTGCTTACGCTGCTCAACAGCTATATAATCCACGAACTATAGCCGAAAGAAACGTCATGGGTACAGGCCGAAGGCGCAGACAAGAGTACAGTCAAGCTGCTGCCGGTGGCGCTGGGACCTTCAACGAGGCTAGGGGAAATATGCAAGCGAGTGCCAAGATGGACACTCAAATGAAAAACAGAATTACCCCGGATCAAGACACTGTTGTTGGAAGCTCTGCTGAAGTCATAAGGTACACTCAAGACTGGACTGACATGGCAAACAAGCCACGGGTGAAAGAAGGCCTCGCGTCCGTTACAGACGTTCCTGACAAGGTTTTGGAGAGTGCTGTAAATCATCTGTACAAAGTACACGGAACAAGTGACGCGCCCGGCCAAACGTCTTTGCAGATACGTAAACCAAAGTCAGGAGAAGGATTAGACAGAGAAGGTGGTATAGGCTCTGCAGGGGCGTCAGCACCTACTATCAACGCGCTGAAAAGTCCGGAGACGCTACGCCTAGCTAAGGGTGCTATGCCAGAAGCAGATTCTTTAGAGTTTTACAAGAAGTTTTTGACCGTTGCAAAACACTCTAGCAAAGACAACATAAACAAAGCTATTGTGTTAAAACAACTACCCAAAGGAACCACAGCAGGAACGCTTAGGCAGGACTACTGGAAAGGTATGGTAAACAAAAACAAAGGGAAGACTGTTACAGACAAGCAGCAGCAGGCGTTAGACTTTTTCAAAGAAGCGAAGCCTATAACACTTACCGACAGAGGTGACGGTATCTATTCGTTCCAAGACAACCTAATATCTACAGCGCAAGATTTAGGTGGGGTAAACCTCTGGGGTGCTGTCTCTGTTAAAGGAAAAGACTCTAGGGTAGGCGATGATGTCTACACCATGATCTCAGACGGTCACGATATGTTTGGCATGAATCCACCCGGAGGAAACGCTCACTTAACTGCAACTCCCCTCAGGACATTCAAGGTTGGGCAGAAGCAAGAGGTGGCTGAAAAAACTAAGAGGAAGAAAGCTCCTCCTACTGATTTGTCTAGGATAGAAGAACTCACTGGAATTGCTAGGAACAAAAGAGAAAGCGATACAGCGTATCAAGCTAGAGTAATGAGGGACTACAGAGGAGAGGCTGACTTAAGTTCTTACACGAAGTCAGCAAGTAATTTAACCAGAACGGGAATGCTAGCAGCCGGAGGAATGGATGAAGACCAAGAACAACAACGATAAGCACAGCGTATCATTTACGTCTATTGATTACCACTCTATGTGTCAGAAGTCAAAAGATCAGATACGAAAGATGCAAGAAATGGGAATGACTACGCCCCATGACCCGAAAGACAAGCCAGAGGACGTAGCCAAGAAGGACAGGGGCTATTCCATATTCTTTATGTCATAGCTCACAGTTGTTTCCTGTACAGGCCAGTTGCTGCGACCCTTCGGTCATATCGCTGGCCTCTTCTATATCCCACGATATTTCCTTCGGGAAGTCCTTGACAAGCTGGTTGTACGTCTTCTTGTCCACAGGCTCGTAAGGTGCCTGTTGGTACGTGTGGTCTG